CCTGTCCTCCTGCACCGTCCCTTAGTTCTCTCTGCACCTTGGATCAATTTTCCAGGTCAGATTCGTTTTGAAAGTAGTCGAGTTAGGTTTACTCAAAAGGGGCGGAAAGGCTTAGATGACAATTCTAAGTCCTTTTCCGCTCTAATTGAGAAGTCTATTTCCCGCCTCAACGGCATGATCTCCCAAAAGGGAGGTCGCCCCCTCATCGGAGTTCTCATTAGAGATCTCGGGTGAGTGGGTGGGCGTATATCGCGATCTCGCTGTGCTCTGGTGGTCACATTCGTTAGAATGTGTCATCGTCTTCACAAATCGGAAGGGATGAAAGGATTAGTCTTTTATCTAAAGACTTCCTATGTCCTGATACAACAAGCTGTCGCGGGTTATATTGTAGAAGATCTAACTCCTCTTAAGAGACGTGTACGGCGGGATAAAAGTGGTTTTCCACTTTGAATCCCTCTTGTACAACGTCATCTTTTGAGAAAGAAAGATCTCAGGGCAATTCGGTTTTGGACATCGTTAGTCTCGATCTATCGAGTACTATCATTTCCATCGCGAGTTAGCCTTGACTCTATAACTAGCCCGGGAGTGGATTGAATTCGGAATGTGGGTATTGGCCCTTGACGTGAGGGCCTGGAGCAAGCTATTACCTTGTTTTGACACAAGGTGGGGGGAAGTGACCTTAAGAAAGAGTTGAAGGAGAAACCTCTCGACTTCTTCGCTATTCTTAAGGCTAGTCCCTTTACAGCTACGTCCTGGCACTCCGACAAGATGCTCAAGATGGAAAAGCCTCCCCGTCGATTGCCAAAAACCAACACTGAGTTGATGGCTCGATGAGGGAAGCTGGTTACCGTACCGATAGTGAGTACTAACTATTGAGCTATCCTACAGGCAGCTTATGCCATCATGACTTCTCCTATTAAGGAGGTTATGATGATCTATGCAGCTGATGCGAAGAACTTTTTCGAGTTCTTCTCTCAACTTAATAGATGTAGCATAATTTCGGACCCTCCTCCTTTCATGGCAGGTACTCCTACTACCCTTTCCAGCTTTAGAGATTATCTAGGCCGGTTGGGGTTGAAGGATGAACCTGCGGGAAAGGTGCGAGTGTTCGCAATGGTTGACTGTTGGACTCAATGACTTCTCTATCCTCTCCATAAGGTCTTACAAGTGGCACTTCGGAAAATTTCTGAAGATGCTACTTTTGACCAAATTGGAGTGATGGAGAGTAAGTTAGATACTCTTGCTCGGAAATACCGGAAGGGAAAAGCCTTTTCTTTCGATCTCTCATCTGCGACCGACCGTTTACCGGTCGGTCTTCAGGTGAGTGTTCTGACTCCTTTATTGGGTCAGTACGAAGCTAAGGCTTGGGCATCTATATTAATCGATCGGGACTACGCTCTTCCTGAGCGGGCCCGGCGAGATACAGGTGTCTCCTCTGTCCGGTATGCGGTAGGTCAGCCGATGGGGGCATATTCCTCTTGGGTTATGCTGGCCGTTACCCATCATATTGTGATTCAATGAGCGGCTTGGGTTGTCGGGAGAGTAGGTTGAACTAGATGGTTCTCAGATTACGTGGTTCTCGGTGATGATGTGGTTATATTTGACCCCCTTGTGGCGGCCACTTATTTCCATATTATGACTGAGATCCTGGGGGTCCAGATTGGGTTAGCAAAATCTATTAAGTCCTATAATGGATTTATTTTAGAATTTGCTAAAAAGTTTTGGGTGAATGGTAAGCGGTGCTTTGTAGTCCCTTTAAGGGACTGCATTGTATCCTGCCTTTCTACCGATACTTTGTCTGAATTTATGCGAAAGCATAATCAAGACCTCAATTCGTACCTTCGGATGCGGGGGCTTGGATTCAAAAGTCGTGCGAAATATCGTAATGACTTTTGATCTATGCCTAGCCGTCTTCGCGTATATCTGATTACCTGGTCGTTTGCCGAGAGAGAGTTTATGGACTGAGTCACAATGAAGTCTCTTAGTGAACACTATGAGATTACCTGACCAGGTATCTATAGTTTCATTGAGGAGCTTCATGTGATGAGGTCCGAGTTAGTCTCTCGATTAGAACGCCGGAATTCTCCGACGATGTCTGATTTTGAGAAGCTAACATCTAAGCCCTTTTACTCGCACACGACTGTCTTAGACGAGATGCAGAAGGTTGGAGAGTATAATCAACTCCTTAACTCTATGCGTCTGCGGAGCATTCCCTCTTCTCTAGCCGCCTATGATCAGTATCAACTCCGAGAACTCTTGTGAGAGATTCTTGGAGATATACAGCATCTAGAGGCTGAGATGGAGGATTTGCCCGAGAATTCTTTCCTAAGATGAGAACGTGAGGACGAGCGACCTTTTCATACGGTTTCAGATCTTTACCTTAAATGGGTTAGACTGAACCGATGTTTTAGTTCGCACCAGGATGCGGCGAAGTCTGCAGAGGAGAAGAGTGCGGTTGAAAGACCGCAGTCCGACACCAATGCAGGCTTGTTTGAGAGCGAGAACGTCACGCCAATTAATATTGACGCTGCTAATGTTCAACCGGAACCCTCTATATGGGTTACCAAGTATGTGACTCATTGATTTTTCGATCAATGGCTCCCACCCTTGGTTCCCTTCGCGGTGGCAATATGACTCCGTTTTTGACGAGGTTATATTTCACTAGCGTTAGAGTTTGGTTTCGGGGCTGCGGTGGCTGCTATGGTTTTAGGTTGACTACCTTGACCTAGCGGTGAGGAGGATCCAGGAATAGTTTTCCACGATTCCGGATCCCCTGGAGAATCAAATGCGGGTTCTCCTCCCTCAGCTTCAGGACTCGGGACATTATGGTTCAGCTTCCTATTTGGTTTCTTCGGTTTTGGATTGATTCTATTACTATTGGGGATGATTACCCCAGTAGATGAATTTTTATCCTTCCGAGAACTCCTAATAGAGATGTGGAACTATCGTCCGGCCCCTTATGTGCTGGTTGATTCTCCGTTGGAAGACGTTCATCCTTTTAGATTCCCGACAATGTCGGAACTAATTGAGTGACGTTCCCAACGAGATAAACCTAGTATTATTAGGTCCCCCGAGATGGGTCATGGTTGAAGCGAACCGTGATCGATTAACGAG